CGGCTAAATGGTGCTATAGCTGTATCCCATTGCTCTCCTAGGAACTTGAGTCCGACAACAGAGATCGTACCGTCTTTCTTAATCTTTGGCGTAACCTTCTTGATGAATGTAGGCAACGGTTTGAAAACTTCATGCACTTTATCTTCAAGGTCATACTTCTTCTCCTTTAATTCAGCTAATAATAAAAAACACTTCTCTTGGTCTAAGAGCCAACCTGTTTTAATCTGACTTGAAATAATACCCTGTACTTGATGCTCAAGATCAATGCATTCAGGCTCAAAACCCTTAAGCTCAGAAAGTAATCTCTTGTACACCAACGTATTAACTTTAACATCCTGTACACAATACTCCAACATATCATGCGAGAAATTATCCCAATCATTATAATCACCTTTTGGTTGGTTTAGTGTCTGTCCCCAACTCTCTAAAGAATGTCCACCGTCCCTTGAGGGATTCGCTAGTCTTGATAGGACTAGGGTGTCCGTAATCTTACACTTACTAAAATCAGTACCTAATAATCTCTCCAACACTGGTATGTCATAGCCAATTATATTATGGCCTATCACTTCACAGTTATCAAAGCCTAGAAGCCACTCATTGAAGTCAAACAAACTGAAGCCGTGAAACTCAAAGAACTCTTCAGTGCCTACAATGTGAGCAACGATACACCACACCTTATCAGGGGTCAGACCGTTAGCCTCTATGTCAAATACTATTTTCATTAAAACTCCGTCTCATTACCTACTGGACAACTGGTTTCTATCATTCTACCAGACTCCTTATCATAATACAGGTAACAGGCCGGCCCTGTCAAGCCCACGAACCTATTTTTTAACACTCTCACACAGGTTGTGTTACGTGTCTCAGGGTCTGCGTGTTGCTGATCTCGCTCTAAACCAATAACTATGTCGCTAAGTTGCGCGATTGCCGCTGAACCTCTAAGTTCTCCCAAGCTGATCTTACCGCCATCTTCATGTGCCTTTGAGCCGCTAGGTCTACGCAGGTGTGATACTAAGAATAGTCCTACACCTGTCTCTTGTACTAGCTTACGCAAATTAGTCATAATGCTGTCGATAGCTTTACGCTCGTCACCGTTGTCCTGATCGCTGACCACGATGCTAAGGTGATCCAAGATGATCCACTTGCAGTCCAAGCCTTTAGCCATGTAACGTATGCGGCCTAGCAGGTTGTCCTCGCTCGTAGAACCCCAATGGTCAAACATATAGATACGTCCTGAACCTAACGTCCTGTCCCAATAACCCTTCTTCTCTTCCTGTGATACCGTCTTGTCAAGGTGTAACTGCTTGTTAGCCTCTATGGACATGATGCCTAACGCTGTCTTAGGGATGTCCTCCTCTAACGCTAGGATACCAATGTTGTCCTCAGTCGCGCCTAGCAGATAATGCTCTAGCTCTCTGACTATCTGCGACTTACCCATGCCCGAACCGGACGTAATGGTAACTAGCTCCTTAGGTCTAAAGCCGTGAGTATATTCATTAAGACAAGCCCACGGATAGTCAATTGACTTCACGTTGGACTGCTTAATAATCATGTCCCATGTCTCATTACCTGCCACGATACCGTCAGGCTGATAGGTCTTAGCGTTCCACCACTCCTTGACAAAATCCTGCACCTTACGAGCCTTGAGCATATCCCCTGCATCCTTCATGGGCAGGGTGACATTCTTGGCCTTATTGGGGGTGAACAAGTCCAGTACTGACCTTGCGGCCTCTTGTCCTGCCTTGTCATTGTCAAAGCATATAATCACATTGTCGAACGTCTCAAGCCACTCAAGATTAGCCTTGATGTCTTTAGCCGCACTAGCCGCACCCGACCTAATGGATACTACAGGCCACTTACCGTCAAACATCTCATTAACCGCTAGTGCGTCTGCCTCTCCTTCTACTACTGTTATGTACTTGCCGCCTGACTTGAATGCTTGTTGACCAAAGAGTCCTGCATTGTCAAAGGAGCCTGTCGCATAAAATTGTTTGTTCTCTACTATACGTACCTTAGTCCCTGTAGCCACGCCTGTATCTTTATCGTGGTATGGGTAGTGGTGTTTGGTAATTGTCCCATCAGTACCGTACTCAACTGTGACACCATACCTCTTGGCTGTCTCTTGGTTGATCCTACGATCAGGGATTGCCGCTATTACACCTGTCATCTCTAATATCCTTGTAGGCTTGTTGTTGCTTGATAATTGACTGATCTGTCCGTTGCCGTGTTCATAATGACCACAACCACCCGAAAAACAGGTGGCGTGGCCGTCTGAATAACGAGCCAGATTGTCGGATGAACCACATGAAGGGCATGGCTCATGTCTAACAAAGGTTGACTCGACTGCCATTAAAACTCCTCACCATCATCTTGTTCTGCTACTTCTAGCACCTTGATCTTGTTAAGGTAGGTGCTAGTGCCGTGTACTGGATGTGGTGCGCCTGATTCAGCCCATAAGAGCCGTACCTTAGAACCTCGACCAATCCGACCTGTAAAGGGCATACCTTCCTTGTCGTAGATGGGTACATCATATTTAGTGGCAAACTTCCGTTGTTTGACACCCTCATACTCTCGCAGCTTAACGCCCATGCCGCTTAAATTATCAGCAGTATCATCATCTAAACTAATGACTACTGAGTATTTACCTGTGGATTGACCTTGATACATTTCGTGAGTATCTAGGTTCTCAAATGCCAATGTGCCTTCTACTACTGCCATAGTTACTTCCTCGCTTGTTATGATACTTAAGTATCGTTTAGTTAAACTTTAATTATAATCTTTAAAATATTTCCTTTGCTTCTTAAGTATATTATACTGCTAATTGATTGACCTGTCAAGCACCAATTCATCTAATTTTAATTCAACGTTAGAATCGCTCCACGCATCTTGCATTGCATCCGTTGAATACCTAGCACAAACATTGCATAGGTCTAAATGGTGTCCGGTGTTGTGGTCAATACGCTTAAGCTCGTATTCGTTCATAATAGTGTCACATGCTTTACATCTACTCATTTGAACACCTCGTTATACTTCTTTGTCATATTCTCATAGGAATTACTATAATATTCATCAGTCATTTGCTTGGTTACTCTAGCCATTAGTTCAGATAGAGGCATACAGTATACTTGGTACTCTATAAGCTCGTTGACCATGTTCTGAGCCGCTGGCTCTATCCACTCGCTAGGCTCGTATTCATAGCCTATTAGTTCCTCTTTAATCTTGCTCATATACTTGTCCAAATGTGATTAATATGAACGGTAAGTATAGCATTACGCCCATAAAAGGTAAAGCTCCTACTTCCTCCGTCTGTTTGTCCACTGTCCACACTGCGCGACTATCTGCCAGTTCAAGGAACACACCACAACCGTTAATAAGCTCTATGCTTAAATGCCTGTTAAATATCATCATACGCTTGCCTCCATTAATCCTGCTTTAGCTTTGAGCGACTCAATGGCCGCGTCAATCTCCCATTTTTGCATGGGTTCATACTCGTATGCATCCGGCAATTCTTGGCTGTCGGTAAAACATTCGTCACCGTGTAACCAATCCTCACAACTTCCATTCCATCCACTCATAAATCACCCCCAAGCACTACAACTGCCATTGTATACATTATAAGGGCTATTACAGCGGTTCCAACGCTTAAGAGTCCCCACCCTACCACATCGACTAGAAACGTCTTACGTGTCTCTATGCGAGCTTCTCGCTTGTCCATCAATATCTTTGCTTTATTCATCACTCTACCTCCTCATTAACCGCACCTTCTTCTAAACAGCATCCGTCCCAATCGTCATCCCTATCCCATAAATTAGCTATTTCGAACTGATCGTTTTCGGTGTCGCAGTCTGAATTGTCTGACCAATGCTCTCTGTTATTATCATCTGTTAGGTCTTCCATTGAACACGTTTTTAAGTAGTTTAGTGTAACCTCTTCAGGATCGAGACCGTCTTCTACTTTTATTAATATCTTGTGTCTATACTGGACACGAACAAACACTTCAGCACAGTAGTATTCATCTTTCCAATTGTCTTTGGTATTCATTTTTTATTCCTCTTGTCATGTTTTTCCTGAATGATTTTCTCCGACTCCCATACTGCATAGAGTCCTGAGGCTATTAATAGTATACTCATTACTGCCATAATTCATACTCCTGTAGCATTATGTGGTATTCAGGCCACACCCATTCTTCCCAACCTTCTTCCCAATCGTTTTCGTCGTAATCAGTAAATCCATCGCTGTGATCGCGGTTAATTTCTTCGAGCACTTGTTTTATGTCCCATGTTTGTACTTCCCACTCTGGTGGGTACTCGCTCATTAAAGAGGCTACTTTGAACATTTTCATGCTACCTCCTCATAATCAGCGTTACATTCACTAGCAGACGTTAGCAAGCAGTCTATGCGATACTGTGAGACTATTTCACAATCACAACCCTGTAGCCATTTGTTGATGTGCTTGGTTGTGGTCACACTGTAGCGTTCGTCTGTGCGTACTAATGATCCGTCTGTTAAACGTGCCGCAACTGGTGTCTCGTAGCTGAAGAATACCTGTGCAAAGCCAAGGTCTAGTTCCGTTTGATTGCTACCTATTTGTTTCAGTTTCATCTGGTGTTACTCCTGTTATGGTTTATAGTTGGTTTAGTTAATTAACTTACGTCTTCAATTTTATAACACAATCGCACTCTGTGTCTACTACCTCTAGCACTCCAATCTTCAAGAATACCATCACGGCTTACCGCACAATGACTAGCAGTCAAGAACATATAGCGGCCTGACATTGGCGCATGGTTAGCTACTGTGCCTAGTGTAGCACCGTAAACATTAGGAACACGTACCAACTGCTTGCCCATTGACTGATAGAGTTTGTGGATGTTCCAAGTGGTAAGCCCTCGACCCTTAACTCTACCGACTGTACGCTCTGCGATTGCCCTAGCCTTGCCGAATGATAAGTCACATGCTACCGCCAAACCTATCACTGTGCAAAAGTTATTATCTCTGTAGTATTTACTACCTACCTTTGATAACTCTGCGTAGGAGTGTCTAAAATGTTTGATCTTGTTCATTTTTTAATACCTTTAGTTATTCACTACAAACACCAGTTGCCTAGTATTTCCAGTGAATAACCGCTGATTAAATCCGGTACTGCTTAACGGCACACCTTCGCCCTGAGGCTACTTCCCGTCATAACCGTTTATAATCTTGGTTATTCTATCCGCTTAGGGTGGCTGTCTGTCTCACTATTGCCAAGGCTAAGTAGCTGAGATTTCGAACCGCTATTGCGGAGGGCTTCAGGGACTGTTTCCTTCGTCTTCAGCCTATAAGTCACCTTGGTAACTGCTGAAGCTAGGTATCAATCTGGGGAACCGTTCCCCTGTTGCCTGAGTCCATTATATCGACTCAACAGCTAATGTATATAATGCAAAGTATATAGTGCCCATTCATTATATGAATACCCTATGATACCTTTTATTATGCGCGTAGGCGCGTAGCAATAACCATGCCAACTATATGTAGGATTATGTCATGCAAGAGTCATGCCAATGTTTACTAGTGTGTGCTAGTGTGTTCTGTAGGTATCCACATGCACACTCACACTCGCCCTATGCAATACCCATGCCAACATAAGCACCATGTCCCATGTATAACCTGTGGATAACTTATGTGTGCCTGTGGATAACTTATGCACACCTTATGCACAGCTGTGGGTATGTCATGTATAACTTATGTATAACCTGTGGATAACTTAGGGGGCGGGGGGCCGCGTGGCTACCGTAGGATTGTTACTGTACCCTCCGGTATACAAAATAGTAGGAAATTAGGATTGACAACTGTATCCTTATGCATACTATAACCTCTTGTAATACATAAGAAAACACAGGTCGCCCCTAGGGTTGACACAAGCAGCCTAAAGGGACAGGAGAATAACTTAGATAATAGAGTAAATAATGCTTGACTTCTGATTAATAATATGCTATAATAACTAGTATACTAAAGAGATAAAGATAACCAAGAGCCTTAAGGGTACTTAAGAAAAACTTTAAGAATTAACTTTAAAGAAATAATTAAAGTAAAAACTAAAGCATACTTAAGTATACTTAAGATAACCAAGGGGTATATTTTGAGTGATGAAAAGCAGCCTATTGTAAAAAAGAAAGGCAGACCCAAGAAGAAAGATGTTGTGTCAAAAACAACAGGCAATAGAAATAAGGTAGGTCGTCCTAAAGGTGATGCTTCAATCATTAACGACTATAAAGCTAGAATGCTTGCTTCACCTAAAAGTAGGAAAGTATTAGATTCTATATTGTCAGCAGCATTGGACGATGACCATAAGAATCAAGCAGCAGCATGGAAGCTTTGTATGGATAGATTACTACCTGTCAGTTACTTTGAGAAGGATAAAGCAACTGGGGGCAAGAGTGCGATTAATATATCAATTACAGGCGTTGGTGGAGAAACTACTATCATCTCCGGTAACGAACAAGAACCCATTGAAGGGGACTACACAGATGTATAACATCAACAAAGATTTAGATTACTTTACTAGAGAAGAGTTTGCTTGTCAGTACACAGGCGAGAACGAAATTAAAGATAGTTTACTTCTAAAGTTAGATATGTTACGCAACCGCTGTGGGTTCCCTTTTGTCATTACTAGTGGTTATAGATCAGAAGACCACCCCATTGAAAAGAAGAAGGAGAGAGCAGGAACTCATGCCCAAGGTATTGCAGCGGACATTAAGGTCAGCGATGGAACACAGCGTTATAAGATTGTTGCAGAAGCTATTAAAATGGGCTTCTCAGGAATTGGAGTTGCTGCTGACTTTGTGCATGTTGACCTCCGCAGCTTGGACACTAACGAGTCTCCTGTGATGTGGTGCTATTGATTGGCTGATTTAAAGGTTGAACTACTACCTTGGCAGCAAACAGTATACGAAGACAAGACACGCTTTAAGGTTATAGCAGCAGGTAGACGTACAGGTAAGTCACGATTGGCTGCTTGGGCTTTGATACTTAACTGTTTGTCAGCCAAGAAGGGTCAGGTGTTCTACGTAGCTCCTACACAGGGACAGGCTAGGGACATCATGTGGCAGATGCTGCTAGAGCTAGGCAACCCTGTTATCTCTTCAAGTCATGTCAATAACTTACAGATCAAGTTTATCAATGGCGCACTCCTGACACTTAAGGGAGCAGACAGGCCGGAAACCATGCGTGGTGTCAGCCTTAAGTTCCTAGTCATGGATGAATATGCAGATATGAAGCCAGAGGTGTGGGAGCAAATCCTACGTCCTGCTCTTGCGGATCAAAAGGGTGATGCAATGTTCATTGGTACGCCAATGGGACGCAACCACTTCTATGATTTATACTCATACGCAACCATTAGTAAAGATGATACCTTTGTAGGCTACCATTTTACA